AGTCTTTGCAAAGTCTAGAGCCTCTTCACTGGTTCTAGTTCTGCGAGTTCCGTCTTCCATAGCTCTACGGGAAGATTCACTAATGGAGTCTAGTCGTAGAAGCATTGCTGCGCTTTGCTCCTTGAGAGCTAGAAGCGCGTCTGTTTGTGTTCTCTTCATAACTTCCTCTGTAAGAAGAGAGTTTGTTTTCTTTTGCTCCTCAACTTGAGCTTTTGCTATTTCTTGTTCTTTCTCAGAGTTTAGGCCAAGAATAGACGGCAGTGCCAGGATCGCAGTGACCGCACCTAGAAGAGGAAACGCTGCTGATAGAAGTCTTCCTGCAACTCCAGGTAAGGACGCTGCGGATAATCCGCCCCATGGAGAGCCACTCTTCATTGCAATCTTGGTTAGCAGTTTTACCTTTATAGCCTCTATAGCTTTCTGTGAGCCGTGTCGTGCTGTTAGAACAGCCTGTTGAGCTAACTGCGCTGCTTTTATTAGAAGAACCCCTTTTAGGATGGGGGCTATGTAATCAACGGTTTTCGCTAAGAGCCTAGAGGTTGCAACAATAAAAGGAGTAACTGAAACCAACACCTTATTGAATACTTGGTTCAACTGAATAAGGGCATCATTCGCCTTTCGTTGCATCTCTAGCTGCTCTGTTTGGACAGGATCTTTTTGCCTTGGATTAGAAATAGCATCGGCCAAAGCAAAGATATCGGCCCCAAATCCAAACTGCTGCTGAATAGCTTCGACTACAGCGGTGACTCCAGTTCCAGTTCCTCCAGCTTGAGTTTGTAGCTGGGCAACTCTGCCAAGGGCTTTTATTAGAGTATCAGTGGTAAGCTCTTGTCCTTGGATTCCCAGAAAGGCTCGTCTTTGCAGGCCGTCTAGTCCAGTGAATAGCTGACTGGCAAACTTAGTCACAGTCCCACCAAACTCCTGACCTACCATACCGATCAGCTTAGTTGTGGCGTCTTCTAGACCTACAGCCGCATCCTTACCAAACTCCACGCCAACTTGAATCAAGGCAGAGGACATTTGGTTCAAGGCGTTGACCATAGCATCTACACCAATTCCGTATTCTATAGCAGAGTCTATTGTTGCTCTAGCTAGATTTTCGGCTTGAGAGGTGGATAGACCTAGTGCCTGAGTGTTGAGTCTAACGAGTCTGTTTCCCGCTGCAACATTCAAGCCGAACAGGGACATAGTTTCATTCAAGCTGCCAAGCTCAATAGCCTCCCTACCAAGACCCTGAGAGACGAGGTTGGAATAGTTCTTGATATTGTCGGCAAAGGTTATAGACGAGTCCTTGACCTGATTGGTGAACTGATTGATTCCTTGATAGGAAATGCGATTGCTCTGAGCTAATGCACCCGCAGCAGCTTCGACCTGACCTACCAATCTAGGGAAAACGATAGTAAGTTCGGTAATACCAGCACCTAATCTAAGTAGTCCCTTAGTTACCTTGGATAGCTCATCCGAGTTACGGTTCGTGTATTCGTTATCAGCCATCAGTTATTCTCGATAAATGAATCAATGTCAACAACATGACAATCGCTGATATATCTAGTGCTGTAAGTCCTAACGGACAGATTTGGGTCTGTTAGATATCGTTTCAGGACTTTATACGGAATCTCTCCTGGTGTGGTCTTCTCAAAGTCTCTGAGCATTCTTACTCTGAGTGCGGGATTCATTCTCTTGATGTTGATCCCGGTGATATACTGATCGCCTGTAGACCTTGCGGTCCATTCAGGGTAGCGAAATACAAACACTAGTGGATGGGGGTCTGTAGCGTCTTTTCCTGTGTATCTGAACACTACGAGAGGGGACTTGTGATCCCTTAGCTGATACAAGGCTCCGACACGGTAAGTTTTGGTTTTTATCATTTTTCTGAGAAAGATGGCTACTTTTTTAGATTTACCCCCCTTTAACCCCCCAAGGGGTTTCCGGCAATTAATTTAAATTAGTCTTGTTTGATTTTTCTTTTTTTAGGGTTTTTTCTTTTTAGGGTATAGAATAAAGAAAAACAAGAAAGAAAAAAGAAAGAGATTGATTTAAATTAATTAGCGAAAATGACCGACACTCTAGACCTCATCGAGTTCCTCGACCACATGAATTATGTACTATCCCTAGAGTTCAAAGAGAAGTGGAGATATAAATTCTCGTCCCACTTTGTCGGAATCTTTCAGGATAAGCTGCTGAATAGCTTCACTAAACAAAAAAGACTCAAGCTCTCGTCTCTCTTCAGCACTTACACAAAAAAGCATAAGTATTCACGAGAGACCGTGCTTGAGTTCTTTGAGTGTATAGAGATACATGATCTCTACCCGGTTGTTTACGAAGACGACAAATACATAGAAGAGGTTAAACGGGGAAATCTTTCTTAGCCTTCTCAGCTTTTCTCTTTTCTTTATGTTCGTTCACGGTTTCCTGGAGTAGCTGTTCAGAGCCGTTACCTTTTGGACAGATATCGTAGTAACCACACCAGCGACAAAATCTATTAGGTTCTGCGAAGAAATCATCCTTTTTTCTCTTGCGAATATCCCAAACCTTCTTCAGAGCCTTCTTGATGTGAACATTGATGTGACCTGAAGTATAGGACATATCTACCAGCTTATCCAGATGTGGATAATAGTGAGCTACCTTGATCTTGTTATAAGGGACATTGAACATCTTGTGGATAGCAAACGCATAAATGATCATTTGTGGATCTTTGAACATTTCCATCTTACTGATCGCTTGCTTTGATGTCTTGTAGTCGATGACTAGGTAATCTCCGTTTTCGTTCTTCACGATACGGTCGATAATACCATTTAGAGTAATATCATTGCCGACATCTACTGCGAAGTTCATTTCAGTAGAAACCTCCTCACACTTGCTTCTCAGCTTCTCCTGTAGGGCTAGGAAGTTCTCAAGGCTCTTCTGAGTGTTCTTGTCTCTCTCAGGGCCAAACTTGTAGTTCTCTCGTAGATCGGCTGCTAGGGTCTGAAGCTCCTCGATGGTGGTGGCGTCGTTGCCGTCCTCAAAGATCTTGTGGATGTAGGAGCCGTACTGAAGTGCGTCGGTGTTGGTATTTGGATTGAAATCTTCGTCCAAATAATCAATATATCTCAGTTTATACTTCAACTTACAGTCGGAGTAGACCTTTAACTTTGATGGAGAGAGTCTGTTTATGAACATAGCGATACCGCCTTCTTATATTAAAGGCTACCTTGAGGCTAAACTGCCCGATTCTAAGGTAGCCGGAAATGAGTATAGGGTCTGTTCGTTCCTCACGGAGGACGATAAGTATAAGCTATATATCAACCTGGACACGGGGCTGTGGACGGACTTCAAGGCTCACGACTCTGGTAACTTGTACAAGCTCATCTCCATGTTGGAGAACATCTCCTACTCCGCAGCCAAGAAAATGGTCGCCAAGCAGCTTTGGGATCAGGGCATTGTATTCTCCGACTCTGACGGTGTAGAGGATCGTCTAGCCATTGTAAGCGTCGAGCAGGAAAACTCCGTTCACGAAGAGCTACGAAACTTCCAGGAAATTCCAAAGATCGTTACTGGAGCAGATCACCCAACTGTCAGGGCTGCACATCGTATGATTCAGCAGAGAAAGCTACCCCGTGACAAGTTCATGGTATGCCTGGAAGGAAGATATCGAGATCGGTTGATTATTCCGTACTTTGATGTTACGGGGGAGATGTACTATTTCCAAGCCAGATCCCTGAACGACAGCGATATCAAGTACCTCAACCCTGGCAGCAAGGATTATGGTGTCAAGGCTTCGGAGCTTCTATACCCCTTTGAAATCAAGACAAACTATGTCGTGGTAACGGAAGGTCCGATTGACGCTATCGTGCTTCAAAGTATTGGAATCAATGCCACTTCCACCCAAGGTTCCTTCCTATCCACCAATCAAGCCCGTAGGCTTGCAGGGAGGCGCACCGTAGTCCTCTCTTACGACAACGATGATGCGGGAATGGCTGGAATGAAGCAAGCGCGAGAGAAGCTCCTAGAGTGCTTACACGGGAAGCTGGCGTGGGTAGCTCCCCCTAAGAGATTCAAGGATTGGAACGATTTCGTTGCCTCCACATCCAAAAAAGAAGCACGAGAATACCTCCTAGGAAGTATGCAAACATCTTACGAGGAATTCGCCCTTAGTGGACTGCAACGGTAAATCGAGGCGAGTACCGAGTTTCGGTGAATACATTGTACTTGATCTGAATCTCGTAGATGCCCCGTGATCCGCCTAGAATGTCTTCTGAGTCCTTAGCAGTAATGCTTCCAGTATCCCATAGGTAGGAAACGACATTTTCTGTGTTTACATCTACGCTACCAGAGGTATCTGAGAAGTCTTGAATGACTACCCTTGAGGTAAGGTCTGGACTCTCATTCAGCTTGACGATCTTCATCTGAACATCTGTAATCAAGCCTGAGTCCTGCAAGAGGGAAGTAAGCTCCCTATCCGTTCTGCGATTCTCAGTAGAGTATTCCGTGGTAATCTTTAGCCTCTCGTTCGATCCCACGGGAATATACTTATTCTTCATTTCGTGGGTAATCGTAATCAGTGGCAGTTCCGTGAGAGCAAAAGCTCCTTCGTTGAATAGCTCAAACTGATTGACGAAGGTTTTTGGTTTCGATCCTGCTGTAGCTACGACTGTCCAAACATCCAGATAGTTGCCAATGGCGGAGGCTCCGTTGCTAGACGCTGCTGTGTTGTACCAGTCGTAGTATTGCTCATTAGGAGTAAGAACGGCGGCGAAGTGACCATCTCCAATCTTGTAAATACCACTAGCATTTGTACCTGGAGTATATGCAGATGGGTCTAGAGCATTTGCTGGGTCCGCATCTTGAACTCCGCCCGTAGTGTTGGTGAAGATGAAGTCTGCGCTTGCGTTAGCGGAGGAAAGCTGAATCTCACCGTAAGTGGAAGAGTCTACATCGCTATCAACAAAAGAGGTGATATCGCCGTTATTAGCATCTGGAAAGACATGGACTGAGCAGACCTGATAAGGGTCTTGTAGAATGCCATCCTTGACAAACAGGAACTCCAGGTAAGTCTTGCTGTTTGGGCTTGGGCGGTCGTAACGCTTTACGACAACATAATCGTTGATCTTCGCCATATACTTATTTAGGTCTTGAGTTTTTCGATTTCTTCATTTTCGCGCTTCCTCTCGTCCACAAGCATCATAATGAACTCATTTCTCTCCTCTCCTGTCATGGTTTTTACATCCTGATAGGTGAAGTTACAGTGCTTGACGAGATTGTACGCTTCCTCCGCTAGAGATTCTAATCTGCTCTCTAGCTCGGTGAGAAAAAATCCTGGTTGAGACCTACCTCCCCAACAACCTGTTTGCCACAGCTTGCACAGTTATAGTTGATTCTCTGGTCTAGACCGTAGGGGGAATCAAATGCTGCACGAACGAGGGTTGAGATGTCTCGTACCGTAGTTTGCTTTAGGAACTCCTGGATAACGAACTGATCGGTTACACCACCGACGCTCGCTACAATGCTATGGAGATTATCCATGATTCCATCCATAGACGCAAACTGCATCTCGTGAGTAACTCGTGGGGACACAAACTTGACCTCTTGCTCAGAGTCAGGTAGAGTTACCGTGAAAGGCTCAGTATAATCATCGTCTGCGTAGTTTACTGGAATCTCGCTAATCTTCAGAGTGAGGTTGTTTCCTTCTCCGCAATGGGTACATTCTGAAGTAATCTTGTAGCTGTCTCCGTAGGATAGTCTGCGGATATGGAATAGAAGGAAGTTCTTGTCTACCAGAGTAAGATCTTGGTAATTGATACCTTCAATACAGTTGGACAGGATCTGAGCGATGATTCTAACTCCATCCGACTCTCCGCGAACGCTTCTTAGAGCCTTCTCTTCGTCAAAGCGAAATGCACGAATCCTTACCATCTCAGGTGCGGTTACATATGCCTTTCCTCGACTGGGGAGTTTGATCTCGATCCAGCCAGTCTTGTCCTTGGTCTTTGCCAGGAGCTTGTCGAGAGTTTCTTTTATGGTTCCGTCAACCCCTGCCACAACAGGCTCTTCTGATTTTGGAGCCTGTGGTTGGGTTGAAACAGGTTCAGGTGATGGAGACCGAGTCTCTAGCTCCACATTTTCTCCAGGCTGGAGACCTTGTTCCTTAGCGAACTCTTCCGCCATTTCGATCAAAGATTTTTCTTTTTCGCTCATAAAGTGCTTTAATAGTTTAGATGGTGCGCCTTGTTATAGGTAATCAGACAGGAGTTCTGGAAAGTGATAACCCCAAGCTAATGAAGGCTTTGAGGGAGAAATACACTTTTCGTGTTCCCGGTGCTGAGTTTTCTACCGCATATAAGAAAAGGCGATGGGATGGTAAACAAGCATTCTTCACTCCAACTGGTAAGTTCGGAAGTGGTTTGGTTTACCACATCATCAACGACCTTGAATATATAGAAGAACCCTACGAAATCGTAGATAATCGAACCGAGGTCGATCTTCAGGACTTCTCTATTGAAGGCGTCGAGTACCGAAAGTACCAACAAGATGCTATTGAAGAATGTCTAAAGTACAAGAACGGTATCGTACTAGCCCCTACTGGTGCTGGCAAAACACTAGTTCTTGCTGGCCTGTTAAAGGCACTGGAGAAGGAGACTGGACTGATTTTTTTCACAAAAAAATCTCTCCTAAAACAAACCTATGATGAGCTAACCAAGCTCGGGTTTGATGTAGGCGTGGCGTTTGGAGATGGTGTTGATATCAAGCCTATTACTCTCTGCACCATTCAATCTGTTCAAAAGGTTGTTGATACTCACCTAAAGACTTCTACCTTCATCATGTTTGATGAGGTTCAAGAGTTCTCCAAAGGTAAGTTGGCTACAAAAGCCGTCAAATCATTTCCTAACGCCTCCTACCGTTTTGGCTTCACAGCAACGATGCCAAAGGAGCCTATCGCCAAACTAAACATTATTAGTTATTTGGGTCCGACAAGAGATACCGCTGATGCAGTTTCACTCGCAGATATGGGGTATCTCACTCCCCCTAAGATTCAGGTGATCAAACTAAACTCAGAGCCTGATGTTGCCGATCTGGATCTCACATATCCAGAAGTGTACGACAAGTACATTACAAACAATAAGGATAGAAATGATTACATTGCAGGGATGGTCGAGAAGATTCGCACTAAGCCTAGCAAAACGCTCATCATTACTAAGAACCTAGATCACGCTAAAACTCTCAATGAGTTGATTCCCGGCAGCCACCTTCTAATGGGTGAGAACAGCCTTGATGAGCGGGACGAGAAGGTGCAAGAGTTTCTAGAAGAAGAGGCTTCCGTTCTTATTGGTACAGTAATCTTTCAGACTGGTATCAACATTCCAGAGATTACTCACCTTATCAATGCACGAGGTCTAAAATCAGAGGTTGCTACTCTACAGGCTGCTGGTCGCGCACTTCGCCGCCATGATAGTAAGGCTCAGGTGTTCATCTATGATTTCCTAGATGATGCTCCGTATCTACTGCAACACGCTAAACAGCGGGTAAAGTCATATAAAAGCCTAGGCTTTGATGTATATCTAATCGATGAAAACCAAGAAGGAAGAGAATAACAAGTATGAGCTACACATCAAAGATGTTGAGTGGCTTCACAAGATCGCTATAGAGCTAAATGATATTGCTGATAACGGCTCCATCTCTGAAGAAACGATTCGTAGGCTAGATTCTGCCTCTAAGGATATTGAATCTATTACAGACAAGATGTTCTGGAAAATCTTCAATCTGCTGAAGAATGGTGTTATCTTGGACGAGGATTAGAGCCAACCTTGTTCAGCCAGCCAGACCAAAACCTTAGCCAAAGTAGAGAGGAACCCGTAGCCTACGACAGTAAAGATAGCCCAGAAAGCCTTGCCATATCTGATCCTTAGTTCTTTGAATGAGATAGGTGTTGGTTTCTCATGGAAGTTATCAATCGTCTCATGTCTATTGATCTGAGAGATGAAGTATTTGAATTTACCATTAGATTCTCTAATAGGTACTACTTTCAGCATACAGCGGATAACAGCTTGAGTCTTTGTGATGTAAGACTTCTCCATAATGTAGCTATCCTTTACTCCTGCTACGAGAAGTTGAGACTCTGCTTCGTCTGCCCTACGATCAGAAGGTAGGGTTACATCTTGAAACCTTAGTTCCTTCAGTTCCGTCTCAGTATAGCCTAGCATTTCACATAGAGCAGGGTTGACGAAAGAAAATCTTCCGTCTTCTTCCACAACAGTCAGACCAACAATAGCGTGATCCCAGAGTTCGTGAAGGATTTCAATCCTTTCTTCGGAAGTCATGTTTGATTGAACTACCAAAACAAAACTCCGTCTGTATTATGATTCATCTCCGTCTGATGTTAGAGAATCCA